ATTTCCTCTCGAAATACTGTCGTACCTGTGGCTCCTTTCCTGCCAATGAGGGGTTTTCGATTATGTGTTGCGAAACCAAGGCATCCATGGGGTCCATGTTTGCTACATCCGTAACACTTAACTTATTGAAAATTCCCGCATCTTTGATCCCTGTCTCTTTTACAAACTCATTGAATTTGGCAATGTCGTCATTCGCGAAACTGTGTTTTGGCTTTGCCTTAACTTGAGCCTCAAGATCCTGATTTTTCTGTCTCAGAACAACCAGTTCTTTTAATGAGTCAGGTATATTTGCTTTTTTGACATCCTCGACTGTCTTAAACTGATCACCGAACATCTCGTTCAGTATGCCAGCGCGGATAGCCTCTGGGTCGGGTACGTCCTGTTTTGGGGGATCAGTCTTTGGCGGGTCTGTTTTCGGGGGGTCCGTCTTAGGAGGGTCTGTTTTTGGAGGTTCTGTCTTGCCTCCCTTCCTCTTGCTGATCTGATCTGTTATTTTTGCCGTGTCGATGTTCTCTATTCCAAGGAGAGCATCTATTTCATCATCTCTGCCATCACTGTGTCCTGCCATAGTCTTTAATTATTTAGTTTAACAAAGTTATATAAATTTACGCCATTGCAACTGCCGATTGCGCGTTTACGGTGTCTTTTACTATCCCGAGTGTACTTTCGAGTTGAATCTTTTCCTTATCTCTTTCGTGTTGTTTCTGGGCGAACTCTTCGTCAATCTGCTTCTTAGCTCTATAGAGTTCTATCTCGGTCTGTGCCGTGATCTGAATCTTTGACTGTTCAGCTTGACTCTTTGCCTGAATCCCTTCGAGTTCTCTTTGTCTATCCAATTGCATGTTCTCTCTCTGAAGGTTCAATTGACGCTCCTTGTTCTTTTTGCTCTTGTAATTCAAAAATGCCTCCGCGTATTTTAAACTTCCTCCCTCGAGTAATCTCTCGATCATCAAAAAGTCAGGCAACTCGATCCCGATCACACCATCTCTGTCGGGAGACATGGCTGATATGGCTGCTTGTTTTATAGTTTCTTTCCTTTTTTCCGTGGGTTTGGCCTCGTACTTGATATGAACATCAGCATCAACAGCATCGGCACCTACGCTTATAACCTGCACTCCCTTACTTCCAATAACAGGCATATAGCCAGTATAAGCCTCTTTATCGTGTTTAATAAGTAACTGTATCCTTAGAGAAATGTTTTTTGCAGTCATCTCTTTCAGTTTGACGTATGCGCTATATATCGGCCTGAGTGCGTTATTTGCTGCTGCCATAGCTATCTCTGAGCCACCAACTGATTGTTCCGGGTTAGGACTCGATGCGTCCGCTATCTGATTTATACCGGTCAGTTCGCGGATAGCATTGGTATTAAACTCAAATACCGCAAGGAACTCTTGTAGCTGGGCACCTATACCTCCCTGTAACTCTTGAATAGGATTCCTGCCTGCGGGGGTGTTCATAACTCCCTTATGCGTGGTGGCTCTCCATACCAGGTTCCCGGTCTGCGTTCTTACCTTTAATATCTCAAGGGGTTCCATCTTGTTCTTGCCAAGGGTCATGTTCTGCAATGCAGTAAACTCAACGGCTATTCCCGGAGGCGCTGCCATCGCAATAGCATTCTGTAACTTATAATACGCGATAGCCATCTGATGCAGGTGGTTTTCTGAGAGACTTACCAATGACCGGTATGGCAGTTTGTATAGGTGATATGATAATTCAACCTCTTTCTTGCCCGGACGCGGGACATCATACTGTAAACCGAAATCATAAACATGATCAGTTCCGCATATCCATTTGCACTTATAAACAACTTTGATATCGAACTTCTCGGTCTTTTTTGTCTCTGTATTGAATACTTTCCCCCATTTCTCGTCATAAAGCATCTCATCGCCACCGGGCCCTTTTCTCTTTGTCTTGTAGGTGCTGTTTACGGACATCCATTCCGCATCAACTACATCGACCAGTAAGCTGTCGTAATTACCACACTTGTTTTCATCATCATATGATAACTGATCAATGGTAATATTACTCCCACTTCCACTATACTGATTTGCGAGTTCCTGAAGAACACTTTCTGGTATCTCTGGGTTAAGTTTGCGAAGATCGGATATGGGCACCTGGATTATCTCGCCACCATACTCCATGTTTTTATGGTCCCAATGTTTCGAGAATTGTCCTATGAACACTTTGGGGTCAACATAGCGGCAACGGACTTTTTTCATGTACTGGTCGGTAAGGTCTTTCGTACCGGCGCAATTGATAACACAAAGGTCACGAATGAGTTTTTTCTTTATCTCCGGCCACTCAGAGATGTAAAAGGTATAATCGAGCGCTTGCTCAATCTCAATCTCTTTGGCAAGTTTAAATCCTCCGGCAGCGTCGTATAGGTTTAACTCCTCCATTGATTCCGGAACATATTCGCCTGACCGGTCAATACCCATTGCCTTATCAATATAGTCCAATGTCTCTTTGAACTTCATCCGGTACTGCATGTCAAGTTTAGCGGCTTCTTTCTCGTCCAGGCTTGACGGATCGACGGCAGATGCTACTACCTGGTGATTGGATTGCTCCATCATACCTTCAACAACCCTGAGAAACTTTGGCATCACTGAGAATATATCCCAATTGATGTTCATATATCCCTTCATGTCGCCGTTCTCTTCGCTCTCATCCAAAAGTATCTTCTGGTATTGAAGTATATTCTGACGACCATCAGCAAGCGATCTTAGGTTCTCTATTTCCGTGACCTGACTATAAGGTATTGCGGTTTTTCCGCCCCGCCATCTTGAGTACATGGCCTCGCACCACTTACGACCCCATTTTTCGTTCTTCTCCGTGGGATTAATCTCGTCCTTGGGGAACGGGTATGCTCCCTTGCCGTATTTTTCGAGCGAAAATTCCATTTTTCAGAATTATTTCTTCAAAATTACTACTTTCTTATTGAACTATAAGTACGTTTCTTAAAATAACTATCCAGCACGTACTCCTTCTCATCCAGTTCAGCTATCGCATCATATATGCCATGAGTGCCAAGTAGTGCATATCCTCCGGCTGTAAAAAGGTCATAATTAGTCATATCCTCTGGCCCGTCAATGTCACGACACTCCTCTAATACCTCTACGTGTGTCTCCTGATCGGCCTCGTTCTCAATCCATGTCATATACTCGGTGAAAATATCCTGTTTTATCTTGTCACTTGTCTGTCCTCCGGGTGTCTTGCTGAACTCGAAACTCTTGGGATCTACTTTGTATAGCAGATAACTTCCGTAGCCTCTCGCATCGAAATAATCCCATAGTAACGGCACGTTTATCTCAGGGAACATCTTCACTCCATAGTACACGCACATCATAAGCATATCCTCGGCATACACATCCTTGTCAAAGGTTCTCTGAGCATAGGTGCAAACGAACTTGCGTTTCATCGCGAAATCACTGTCTTTTATTCGTCCTTTCCTGACCACCGCGCCACCTCCTTTGGACTTACGGTTGCCCTCGGTCTTATTGAACTTGAACGGATCACCTCCGGCCACGCCCCACTGAGTATTTCCGGGCACCCACGACTCCTCATCATCGCTCCAATATCTTCTGTTTGCCTCAATATCATCAAGTTGGTGACTGACCCTGAATTTGCCCTGCGGATTGGCGGTGTAAATTACCTTACCGTCTTTCTTGTTATCCTTCCATGAGAAATTACCTACTGCTATTGCCTGTCGGGTGAATGTCAGTTCGTCAATATAGGTTTCGAGTTTGTTCATATTGAATCCTGATGACTTGGATGCTGTTCTGAAACACTCCACAAACCTCATTGGGTAGAGACGTATCTCCTCGGATAATGATTCCTGATCATTGGCAAATGCCTTGCGCCTGTTTAAGAGATATTCACGGGCACCTATCTTCCTGTTTATAAATTCTGCCTGTTCCTTAGTTGGGGTGTCGATGACACTCATCCCATGCTGGTCAATAAAACCCTGCAATCCATCATCTGCAGGAATAAATAGATTAGCAAGGCCAGAGGGTGTCTGCCCGTTATTAGTTCTCTCGTAGTAATTGCTTGCCATACACTGATGCTTGAACGCCTTTCCTCCTCCCTTCTCCATCTCCCCTACCGTGGATGTCTTTATCGTGTAGCCGATAATATCACCTCCCATTACAAGACATTCTTTTACAACCGTATGCCGGTCCCAACATGATAATCCTTTTTTGAGTTTACCTACCTCGTCGTCATGGTGAAAATAGAGTTTATCGCCGTCATATGCTGAAGGGTCTGCCATCTCATAGTTGATGCCGGACTCCAATCCAAGTTCTGAGGTAGATAATGCTCCCCGAGATGATAACCGGGTCGCCGGGGGAGAGAATGAGAGTTCGGTTTTCGGTGACGTGGACCCCTCGTAGTTCGGTTTGAAAAAGAATGGTAGTTTTTTCCACGGCGCTACAAGGTGCCTAAGGAAGCATTTGCGAGCCTGAACATCATTCATGGACTGGATGCCTCCGAATGCGCCCATTGTTCGGCTGATGATCTCGTAATTGATACATTCGGCCTTATATGTAGCGCCCTCGCGTCGGTGTTTGGGATAGTTGAATCCGTAAAATAGCCTCCGTCCAAAATCTACCCAATCGTATTGTCCTTTTGCATCTTTTATAGCGAATCCCTTCGAGTCTATCCGTGGTGCTCTCGACTCCACATACATTTTCCGGGCAAAAAGGAAAAATCGCCTGTCCCTGTCACGATATTTTGGCAGTCCAACATCAATATTCCACCATGCACAATAGAAATAGTGCCATCCGTCAATATAGGTAGGGATGCCGTTATTATAAAACCAGTAACCATTAAGCCTCCGATGCCATTGTAGTTTTATAAACTCTATCTCTTCATCATAGATGTCCTGGTGTGTTTCTATCTCGTCCCATATCTCATTTATGGTATCAAATTTATGCTGTATGTCCTTGATCCTTTTAGGCAGTTTGGGCGGATGCCACAACTGTTCTCTGGGGGGAAGTCCAAAGTTAGCTATCAGATGAGGCTCCGGTGGTTCGGGGAGTAATATTTCTATTGGGGTAAGGTCTTTATCGTCCTTGTTTACCCATACGCTCTTCTCCGCATCCTTGTATTGAGCAAGAATCTGGGGATCGACCTCCTTGTAGTAGCGTTTAAGTAAAGCTAAATGGTTCATTTTTAATTATGTACAAATAAGGGCTTATTGATATGCTTTACCCCGAGCCTGACTCTCCGGCAGTAATTAGCACATTCCTCGGCATAAGAGCCATCAGCAGAGAGGTGGGTGCCGTTAAACCCTACTTTCTTAGCAACATCGAGTTTTACGATGAAAGAACCCATGTCGATAGCGTTCTCCCTTGGCTCTGAGATAAGCACGTTATACTGCTCGTAAGAATGAACCGTATCGCAATATACCATCCCTACTGCCTTATGGCATTCCCTCATAAAAAACTCCACAAATTTAGGGACGTAATAATTATCATCATTGGTGATAAGAACAAAATCGCGATGGTTTAATGGTAGTTTTCTCAATATCATTCTTCTGTTGGGATGTCCCCACTCGCCATTCCTTACAGGGGTAAACTCAAACTGTATACGCGAGTCGTCTTTATATAAGTTTATCACATCCCATACATCTCCCGGCGCGGGACCATCGTGAACTATGTGTAGAATCCAGTCTTTCCGGGTCTGTAACTTAAAACTATCAATTGCGCATCTCAGTGGAATTGCTTTGCAATATGCCACCATTATAACATGTAGTATCATTTTAGATAACATTGATTAACCTTGGTTCTATTTCCTTAAACTTCCTGTATGTTGCTTCGCCGGGCTCCCCCATATGCCAGTTCCATCCATGTGCCCTATTAACACTACTTTGACGGGCATTAAGAAATTGATTTCTCCAGATAGTATATTCAGGAGACAGGTGCTTGAAGTGCATCGTGATTAACTCTGAGGTAAGGTTTAGCTGATAATTACCTTCAGGACGTGCGTTATGACACCCTGCATCATAGTTCATGGCTTTTATTTCAGAAGGACGAAATAAGTTCATTTTACTCGTCATATCCGTACCCATAAATACCTCCTCGTATATCTGCCCCTGCGTTACCGGAAATGTTTTTGCGAACATCTCGAACATGCGCGGGAGAATTACTGTTCCCTGTAAGGTTTTCAGATACTCCTTGATGTTTTTGTGATAGATCAGTTCGTCAATATCAACCACGATCACCCAATCAGCCTTTGAATCTTTCCATGCGTTATTCCGAACGTCTACCAATATATCTTCACGGAACTCGTTTCCACTATCAAACTCCACGGTTCTGACGCCAGCATCCTGCATTATCTGGATGGAGTTATCGGTAGAATAATTATCATAAACGATGATGTTGGCAAACTGTGAGTAGTACCGGATGAAATACGGGAGTAGTTTTTCCTCGTTATAACATACTGCATAAACTTCTATGTTCATATTATTGGTGTTATTATTGGTGTTATCCTGTCCCAATCAGCGCTTACTTGTTCGGGTGTACGTAATAAATGAGTTCCTAATTTCAATTCTCTGTTTCGCTGGCTCATCCTTGCGCCATAAAAAGTATTCCGGGCAATCGTATATTGTTTCCCAAGATGTTTCATGTGAAGTGTCTTTATCTCATCAGTCTTTAAAATATTTACATTTCCCCTTGGGTTTGCTAAGTGACAACCAGGGATATAGTTCATCTCTGTTATTTCTGATGGTTTTATAAGATTTATCTTGGGCCACGATTCATGTCCTAATTTTACTTCTTCATAAATTTGTCCTTTAGTTGTCGGAAATTCAAATGAAAACATTTCATAGTTTCTTGGTTCTATGAGCGTGGCTGATGTGTTTCTAAGAAAATCTGTCAAATTAGGATGATATATAAATTCATCCATGTCAATTATAATACACCAATCGGCTTTTGATCCTCGCCAACAATGTTCTTTAATGCCCAAATTTGTTATATCGTCAAACTGCCCCTTTGTG